CTTACGTAGGCTATTACCAACTGTGATAGTAAATACCTTGAAACTGTTTGCATAATACATATTTAACAGTATTTATAGATATAGAATGAACGAAATTTTTAACACTCTCCGGGACAAGTTCCCATTTTTGAGCCTGATCAGAAAGGGCGATTTGGAGTATGTGGGCATAATACAGAATGAAGATGCAAACGTGATCAGTTTCTATGATTATGGCAGACTGATGATGCCACAGGATAAGATGAGATTTCTGAAGTGTGGGGAAACTTGGTGGCATGAATCCAATCGTAAATTACCAATCAACATATTTCTCAAGGGCGAGTTCAAATACTTTCGTACAACGTTGGTTACTTTAAACTCAAAAGATGTTGAGATAGTGCATGGGCCTACTGTCAAACTTTCTGAAATTTCAAAGAAACGGGTGAAGAGAAGGACAATCCAATTAGTTAGAAAACCTATCTAGTCTTTTTTTCAGGAAGTATAGCACCAGTTGTAATGTAGTGCTGTGTTAAACCACTATCTGGCTGGTAACTGTTATTCTCTGAACGATATGAAGACTTGGATTTTTGTTTGGATTGTTTAAGATAATTTAATATTTTTTTCTTTTTATTTTTTTGATGTTGCATCAAAACTATATTTAGCCTTTTGCATCAGATTCATCTGTACCACTATGGCTTGTGCGTATGCCACAGCGTGTGACTTCTTGAAGAAGTACGATCCGTCAGTTGGTTTCACCCAGACTTCTTTCATCACATCCACCCAGTCCTTGTGCATTAGATGTCTCTTGGCAGGACGTATTATGGCCAACACAGCCGCAAGTTGTTCTATTGTTTTTGGTTCAAGTTTGGACACTATGTTGTAATGTCCATTTAGGTGGAAAAGGTTTTCCACTATCTTTGGATCTTTCAGCATGTCCCAATCTGGTTCCTGTATCATCAGTTCAACAAGTTCCTGCTCTGACTTGACATCCTTGTAGATGTTCACGTTTAGACAATCTATCTTGAAGTACCCTCTGTCCTCTGCTTGTTTATAATCCAAACTTGCGTGTCCCGTGACCGGATGTTCTGGCACCGCATGGAAGTACACTCCGGTCTTATGTTTCTCAGACTTGCCATCTTTTATCATAGATGCAGGAGTGTGTTTGAATAACTTGAGTGTGTTATCTCTGTCAAAGAAGTCTATGTCTACATCAGGCATTAGTGTACACTTCCCTTTTCTTTTGTATCATGTTTTATAAATTCTTCTTTTGCCCCCGGTTGCAATACTTCAACCACGTCAAGCATTTTCCTGTATCCTTCTGTGTTTCTTATTTCTTCATCCATCTTTGGCATTATAATCTTTCCTATTGTGCCATCGGGTTTGATAGTGATTGCTATATCTCCATGTTCGAATTCTAAGTTATCTGCAACTTCTAAATTTATCTTAGACAATTTTGGCCTCCTTCGCTGTGTCCTGTACCAACATTAGATCCGCTGGATAACTTTTCATCTTGCTTGGCCAGAAACTTGGATTAATAAATTTTTCAATCATTTGTAATTGTTCGTCGTTAAAAGATTTTAACATCCTTTTGCCTGCGTTGCAACCTAACAACAACCATGGACTAATCTTACCTTGTTGAATGTGTGCCACTGCCCTATTCGTGTTCACCAATCTGAAGTAGTCCGACCACTGTGCATTTTGTTCTGTCGCCCAATCCATCATGGTTGCTATACTCCTTTGTAGTGCGGCTTCCACGGGTTCGGTCTTTAAGGCCTCTACTAGATAAAGTTCATAGAGATCATCCCTTGCCCAGTGATCTAATTTTACTTTGGATTGTAAAACATAGTCTATGTACTTCTCTGGGTACAATGGATTGATGTGCATGATGAATCGGCCAAACTTAACAAATGCATTGTAGTAAGAACTTTTTACAAAGTCGTCGTATGTTTTTGGTTTTGAGTTGTGTTGATGTATCTGATAGAATCTCTGAAACACCATGAAAGCATTTACCACCCATTTCTCATCACGTTGTAGATATCTACGTTTTGGTTCACACAAGTGTACCTGAAGTGTCCTTGCCTTTGCAAAAACTTTCCCACAGTATGTGCATTTATTCGTTGATGCCATGTGCTTCTATCAGTTCCTCAAGTTCTCTATCCGTTATTACTTTATCTAATGTTTCTAGATCAGACTCTTTCCAGGTCGGGTATATCTGTTGTAGTTTTTTTAGACTCTTGTTTGGCACACGCTTCATTGGCTTGATCCATGGGTGAAACTGTTGCTGAAGTGCGCCACACATAGCAGTTAGTATCCATAACAACTTCTTGTGTTTGCCTAGTGTGAAGCAGTGTTTGTTCACACACTCGTTGACCATTTCTACGTAGTGCTCTACATAAAATTGATCCTTTGATGACGTGCTTGACACATATCTCATTAGCATGTATGGAGAGTACAGCGACTTCTCTTTGTCGTCTATTCTATCAAAGTAATCTTTGTTCCTGAAGTCTACTGCTTTCAGTCCATTCCTCAAATCAAAAAATTTTCTATTTTTTTCTGCTGGCATATTTTAATCCAAACATTGTGCAATCCTCTGGAGTTACAAATGTTAATTTTAGTTTCCTTTGTTTGTGTTGTAAAGCGGAAAGTTTGATTTTGTTGTCCTTCATGAAATCAAAAAAATTGTGCATCCACTCTTCATCCATCCACACAGCAATTTTATTGCTGGTAATCATTATTGGTGCATCTATGGTGACGGATTTTCTACCAGACCGAGCCATAATCAACCTGCTCGCACTGTCTCGATATATCCTTTACAAAATAAGCACACATCGGTTTAGGACCATTATTCAACGGCACCGCTAACATCTGTCCCGATTTTATTTTTGGGAAGTACCATTTGACTTCTGTGTAGATGTCTACAACATCTATAGGATAGAAATCTGGTTTAGGACTTGATAAAGGATTGAATACGAAAGCATCAAAACCTCTGTCATTGAGACTAGTGATTGAAAGTACATGCATCTCTGACTGTCCTGCTTCTCCTATTAACATCTTCCAATCTAATGGCATTTTAATTTTGTGTGGTCCGATTTCTAATACGGCCGCGGGTGCATTAAAACTTTCAAGAAATATCAAAGGGATATAAAAGAAATCTGGATTTGCAGGATCTGAATTATCAAGCACTGCGAATCTCAACTTCTCGTCAACCCACTCGGGTATCTTCTCTAGTGTGTATGTTTTATTATCTAGTGTTAGGATTTTCATAATCTATCTTCTCTATATTATACGGATAATTGGCCTCTTTGTAAAACTTTTTTCTTTGCCCTAGATGCCTTTTTGCAAACTTGCAACTGCTTGTGATGTCCCATATTTGCACATTGTCTTTGTCTTCTGCTTTACGAATACCTCGTCCTATGCTTTGTATTACCCTTACGAAAGATTTGCCAGGTTCAATAAGAACAAGATTGAATATCCGAGGAATATTAATGCCAACGGATGCGACGCCATAAGTTGCAATAATGATTTTGTTTTGTGTTGTAGACACTTCATCGTAGTGTTCTTTCCTTTCTAAATTTTTTGTTGATCCTGATATAAAGACAGAATCTTTTAATTTTTTTTGTAATATTTCACCCGCGGATATCCTGTCGACTAAAATAAGTGTGTTTCCAGATGTTGCTATATGATCTATAGTTTCAGCGATCCAGGACATTCTGGTGCTATCCGTAGTTAGCCATTTCAATTCTTCAGCATAAGTTTTGAATTGTGGATGATCCTGCGTTTGCAAAACGTTCACATGGCAGTTTGCAAGAACACCTTTGTCTTGAAGTTCACTTGCTTGTATCCTGTTTGCAACCTCACCTATGCTACATTTCAATCCCATGAATTCGAAATCTGCCTTTGGCACAGTGCCTGTCAGTCCCCAACGTATTCCACAATGTGCAAACGGTCCTGTCAATAATCTTTTGAGTACGTCTGCCTTTGCCATGTGCACCTCATCTATGATTACTGTATTGATTCCTTTTATTGCTTCTAGAAAGTCTGTGGTGTGTTCGTCTTTGCTTTTCTTTTCTAGCACGTTTAGTGATTGCCAGGTTGCTATTGTATTAAATCTTCCTAACTCTTTACGGTCACCATAATAAACACCTACGTCCAGGTTACAAGCAAGGAAGTCCTCTTCTGTCTGTGTCACAAGACTTTTGTTTGGAACTATGGTCAACGTTCTGCCATATGGTTCGACCAGTTGGCACAGTGCCGCTGTAATAATGGTCTTACCTGCGCCAGTGGCGATCTCTTGTATGCATTGTGGGTTTTCAATAAACTTGTTGATTGTTTCCACTTGATAGTCTCGTAATTGTATAGGTTGTCCAGCACACGGATGATCCTCCGGCCAAGTTATGTGTGACAAATAATTTTTATCTACGGCTTTAAATTCAAAGTTATGTTTTTGACGTCTGTCTTCGAAGTCAACGTATACTCCACCTTCCTCTAGTATTGGCAATATTTGGTCCACCAGATTAAGATATGTTGTGCCACCCAAACCAAAGAAACTTACTTTGCCATCCCATCTTCCGAGTTTCACTGCTGGTAAATGTCTCGCATATGGTATCTCATATTTGAATTTGTTTGATAGTCGCTTACGCCACTCGAGGCTTAGGTTCTCGAACTTTACATTTACTTCGTCTTTTATTATTAATTTACAACTGCTCATTCTAAAGTTTTACTATAATGTGATCATGCCAATCCCAACTACTTGGCTGATAATCACTATAATACAACTTTTTTGGAAGATTTTCAAGCATTCTTTTTAGATTGTCTGTGCCGGTAGCGTAATGTCCTCCGCCAATGGCAACCAAAGATGCTTTTGGTTTTATTTTACTTTTAATCAGTGATCTAGGAATCCTGTTCCTAACAAATATTATTTTGGTTTTTTGGTTGATGAGTTTGAATTGTTTGCTCATTTGGTGAAGTTCATACAAGTTTTCAAAAAATTCTTCTGACTTTTGGTTATCTAGCAAATAGGTCCTGTCACTGTTATGACGATCTAAGTCTTTTTTGTAGATCGGTTCTCTGACATCAAAACCCCAACTGCACTCGTTTAGTAAATCTATACCAAAAGATTTGAACGCATTCATCCACTCCCAAAAATCTTTCACATCTTCCTCCATGTGAATGTCTCCACTGACTGGCATCATTAAGGGAAAGCAGTTCAATTCCAAGAGGCCTTTTACCACTTCTGTTTTTGTGAATGTCTTGGAATCTATCCACAATTTGTGATAGTTGTTGTGAGCGATCTTTTTACCTATCAATGTCTCTGCTTTTACATCAATGCCCGTCGTTGAAATATTAAAATTTTTCAAACTGTCTACTTGCTCTAGTGCAGACTTTTC